TTTGACCACTTTGGTAGCACCAGTGTTGATAACATCATTGCACGTTGTCGCTACATGGCTAAGGCGTTAGACACAAAGTTTCTGTTCTTAGACCACGTTAGTATTGTTGTGTCAGCGCAGAGCAACGGTGACGAACGCAAGGCTCTTGATGAAATCTGCACCAAGCTGAGAATGTTAGTGCAAGAGACAGGCATAACATTGTTTATGGTTAGTCACCTGAAGCGGCCAGACGGTAAAGGCCATGAGGAAGGTGCTGTTAGCAGTCTATCGCAACTCAGAGGCTCTGCATCCATTGCACAGCTATCTGATATGGTGATAGGACTGGAGAGAAATGGTCAGGCTGATGACCCTGTAGAGAGAAATACAACCCATGTCAGGGTGCTGAAGAATCGCTTCTGCGGCACTACAGGCAAGGCAGGTGGGTTGCTATTTGACCAGACTACAGGTAGAATGACTGAAATTAAAGAGGAAGGTCTATAATGAGATGCATAGCGTGTAACAAGGCTTTATCAGACTTTGAGTCTACTAGGAAATCTGCAATCAGCGGAGAGTATTTAGATATGTGCAATGACTGCTACTTTTACACTGACGACATTGACACTATCGACAGAGAAGACCTACGGTCAGAATCAGACACTGTAATGGAGAGTCAAGAATATGAGCAAGATTGGCAGTTGGATAAGTGAGACACAAGAGAGCAAGGCTCAACTAGCGTACATAAATCCGTACAACAGGCACAGCAACAAAGACAACACAGCGAGGCAATACTATGTTGAATACAGTAACAACAGACCAAAGAGTAATAGCATGGTTCAGTTGCGGAGCAGCTAGTGCAGCCGCTACCTATTTGGCTAGAAAGAAGTACAAAACTCCTAACTTTGAGGCTGTCTACTGTAGAGTTGCGGAGGAGCATAAGGATAATTTTAGATTTTTAAACGACTTCTCCAGTAAGTTTACGTTACCAATAAAAATAATTGGCGATGCATCTGCTGAGTTTTCTATTTACAAAGTTTTTGAACAAAGGAAGTTCATCAAAGGGCCAATGGGCGCACCTTGCACTATGATATTAAAGAAAGATGTAAGGAAAAAATACCAAAGAGAAGGAGATATACAGGTATTTGGATACACTAGCGAAGAAGAAGATAGGGCAAACAGGTTTATAGACTCCAACAACGATGTTGATGTTGATTTTATCCTATTAGAAAACAACTGGACTAAGAAAGACTGCCTAGAGTTTGTTAGAGATAACAACATAGAAATACCAGTTATGTATAAACTAGGTTATAACAACAACAACTGCGTTGGTTGTGTTAAAGGCGGTATGGGATATTGGAATCAAATACGAGTAGACTTTCCTGAAGCATTTGATAAGATGGCAAAGCTAGAACGCAAGTTAGGCCACGCTATAAACAAAGACAAGAATGGTGCAGTGTTCTTAGATGTTTTAGCGAGTGATAGAGGAAACTTTAAGAAAGACTTACCTAGTGATTGTGGATTCACTTGCGAGTGGAAACAACAAACATTTAAGTTTTAGAGGCAATACTATGTTGATTACGTTGGACATAGAAACAAATACCAGTCACGACAACATCTGGGTAGTGGTTACTCAGGACGTTAACACTGGCGAGGTGCTAGAGCATTATAACTCTTACACCCTAGAGCCTGTGCTGCTCAACTGTAAAGGCGTTATAGGCCATAACATCATAGGCTTTGATGCGCCAGTGCTAGAGAGGGTGTGGGGAATACACATTCCAGTAGACATTCTAATAGACACTCTAGTACTCAGCAGACTATACAACCCTTCTCTGGAAGGCGGCCATAGCCTAGACTCTTGGGGCAAACGCTTTGGCGATCCTAAGATAGACTTTGATGACTATGACGGTGGACTAACACCAGAGATGGTGGACTACTGCATACAAGATGTAGCACTAACAACTAGGCTGTATAAACACTTAACTGATTCGCTGAAGCGGGAGGAATTTTCAGAGCAATGCGTAGATTTAGAAAGGAAGGTAGCTATCATTACGGCTCAACAGGAGCGCAACGGCTTCATGCTAGACGTAGAGCAAGCAACTTTGTTGTGGCAAGACATAACACACAAGATGAGGACGATAACAGCGGAACTACAGAAAGTGTTTCCACCAATAGTGGAGGAGCGTTGGAGCGAGAAGACAGGGAAGCGTCTGAAGGACAAGGTGACAGAGTTTAACGTAGGCTCTCGCAAGCAGATAGCAGAACGCCTAGAAGGTGTAGGTGTGAAGTTTAAACTACAGACTGAGAAAGGTGCTATCATCGTCAACGAGAAGGTGCTAGAGGGTATCGACATACCAGAAGCTAAGATGATATACGAGTACCTGATGCTACAGAAACGTGCCGCGCAGATAGATTCTTGGTTAACCCACGAGAAGGACGGTAGGGTGCATGGTAGGGTTATCACCAACGGTGCTGTAACAGGACGTATGACGCACCACAGCCCCAACCTAGCGCAAGTGCCATCAGTGTCTGCACCGTATGGTAAAGAGTGTCGTTCATTCTGGCGTGTACCTGAAGGACATAAACTCGTAGGCTGTGATGCCAGTGGGTTAGAACTACGTATGCTTGCACACTACATGCGTGATGAGAGATACACTAACGAGATACTAAGCGGTGACATCCACACAGCTAACATGAAGGCGGCAGGACTCACTGACCGCAACCAAGCCAAGACATTCATCTACGCATTCCTGTACGGTGCAGGAGCAGCCAAGATAGGGCAGATAGTAGGTGGTGGCTACAGAGAAGGACAACAGCTTATAGACTCATTCCTACGCAACACACCCGCACTGGCTAAACTGCGTGAGAAGGTAGCTAAACACGCCACAGCAGGAACACTACCTGCACTAGACGGTAGACGCTTGCGTGTAAGAAGTGAACATGCGGCACTGAACACACTGCTACAGGGTGCAGGTGCTATTGTAATGAAACAGGCACTGGTGCTGTTAGCTGATCGTTTATCGACATACGATATACCGCACAAGCTAGTGGCTAATGTGCATGACGAGTTTCAGATAGAAGTACCAGAGAATTTTGCTGATGTAGTAGGCAAAGCGGCAGTAAGAGCAATCAAGAATGCAGGAGATGTACTAGACCTGCGATGCCCACTTGATGCTGAGTACAATGTAGGAAACAATTGGGCTGAAACACATTGACAAATCCGTACCATTCGTGGTATAATATATGTAGATCAGTTGTGATCTAAAACAACCAAGAGGTAATTAGTATGAGTGAAGCAAAACCAGTAACAATCAACGCAGACATGATGTGGTCTAGTCTGACTGAAGTAAACCGTATGTCAGGTAAGTACCAAGTAGACCTAGCTAACCTATCCAAAGCAGCAGTAGAGGCACTGGAGATGATGGGATTGAACGTGAGACGCAAGGATGGACAGGGCGACTTTATCACTGCAAAGTCTAGCCACCCTATCCGCATCTACGACACTGACGGTGCTGAGATCAAAGGCATCCTAGTAGGCAACGGCTCTAAAGCAAAGGCAGTAGTAAGCTACTACGATTGGAAGTCTCCTGCGGGTCAAGCGGGACGTAGCCCTACACTGCTCAAGCTAGTAGTCACTGACCTCATTCCCTATGGTGGCGGTACTGACGTAGCTGAAGTGGACTTAGGCGAAGCGTTGTGATCTTAATTGATGCAGACATTCTAGTCTATCGCATAGGTTGGTCATGTAACGATGAATCAGAGAAAACAGCCATCAGCACCATCGATGGCTTCATCTCCGACATCCTGTTACAGCTCAACGTAGACGAGGAAACAGACTACTATGTTCTGTATCTCACTGGCAAAGGAAACTTCCGCAAGGAATATGCCGTCACTGCTGAATACAAAGGAAACCGTAAAGATAAGGCAAAGCCAGTGCATATTCAGGCACTACGCCAACACCTTATCGACAAGTGGGCTGCTGTAGTTACTGAAGGAGAAGAGGCAGACGATGCCATAGCTATACAGGCAACAGTTCATGGTGACAAGGCTATCATGGTTACGTTAGACAAGGACTTTGACCAGATAGCAGGATGGCACTACAACTTTGTAAAGCAGGACAAGTACTATGTAAAGCCAGAGGACGGCTTACGCTTTTTCTACCGCCAGATACTGATGGGTGACAGGATTGATAACATCATAGGCATTCACGGTATTGGCGATAAGAAGTCAGAGAAGATATTGAAGGACTGTGTTACAGAGAAGGAACTCTATGACAAATGCGTAGAGATGTACGATGGTGACGAGGCCAGAGTGATAGAGAATGGTAGGATGCTCTGGCTAAGACGCTACGAAGGTGAGGTATGGAGCTTCAATGAAGACAAGGAATAACGGTAGATGGACAGAAGCACGTTTTCGTTCCTTTATCGTCTCCGCACTCCGTCAGGCTCACGCTAAGTGGGGTGTAAAGCACGATGTTAAGTCAGCGGCTAGAGTAGCTAGGGGAGTTTACAAGTGTGCCAAATGCGGCAAAGGCTCTCCCGCTACACTACCACCGCTAGAAGGAAAGAAGCGTAGACGTAATAACGCAGCAGTAGACCACATAGATCCAGTAGTAGATCCAGAAGTAGGCTTTGTAGATTGGAACACCTACATTGAAAGAATGTTCATAGAAGCTGAAGGGTATCAAGTACTGTGTCACAAGTGCCACACTGCAAAGACTAACGCAGAGCGTAAGAGGCGTAAAAAATGAACCAAGTAGAGATGTTTTACAGACAAACTGACCCTGAAACAAGTAAATTAGCAGCACAACAGATGTTTAGTTCTGGTGCTATGGATACACAAAGAGCGATGGTGTATGACATTTTAGTTGATAATCAAGGACTGACAAGCAGAGAACTGGCTGATTTGTCTGAGGGAGATATGTATCAACAGCGTCAGATATTCAGCAGACGATTGCCTGATTTAAAAAACTTAGGGCTAGCCAAGCAAGGACTAGCTCGTGTATGTAGTTCATGCAACAGAAAGTGTGTTACGTGGTATTTAGCAGAGGAATCTTTTAATGACTAAACATTTAGTAATACCAGACACGCAAGTAAAGCCAGATCAGTCTATAGAGCATCTACGATGGGCAGGGCAGTACGCTGTAGACAAGAAGCCTGACGTTATTGTGATGATAGGTGACTGGTTCGATCTACCTAGTCTCTCATCATACGATGTAGGCACTCGTAGCTTTGAAGGCAGACGCTACACCAACGACATAGAAGCAGGTGTTGCTGCTATGGAGATGTTCATGCGTCCTATCAAGGATGAGCAGAACCGCCTGATACGCAACAAAGACAAGCGATGGAATCCTAGACTAGTGTTCACTCTAGGCAACCATGAGAACCGCATAGAAAGAGCAACCAATGCAGACCCTAAGCTAGACGGTTTAATTAGCTACAAAGACTTTCAGCTAGAACAGTTTGGTTGGGAAGTGTACCCGTTCCTAGAGCCTGTCATCATTGACGACATAGCCTATGCCCACTACTTCACCAGTGGTGTTATGGGCAGACCAGTAAGCAGTGCAAAGCTGATGCTACAGAAGAAGTATATGTCGTGTGTGATGGGACACGTACAGGACAGGGACATTGCCTATGCTAGAAAGGCTGATGGCACTAACATGCTAGGACTGTTCTCTGGCATCTTCTATCAGCACGATGAGGACTACCTTAACCCACAGACTAATGGCAGTTGGTCAGGGATATGGATGCTCAATGAGGTTAAAAACGGTGGTTGTGATGAGCTACCTGTTAGTATAAACTACTTGAGAGAGAAGTACGGAGACTAGGATGCCTCTAACCTACTATGAACTACTAGAGAAGATGTCGATGCTAGACGAGCTAACAATCATAGAGATATTAGATATAAGCTCAGAAGAGTTAGTCAACAAGTTTAGTGACCGCATCAATGACAGATTTGAAGAATTAGCAGAGGATTTTAAACATGAGACTCAATGACGTAAGCCCCGCTGAGTGGGACAGAGTGGCTAAGAACCACAACGAGAAAGTACAGAAGACAGGACTAGAGCATTGGGCTAAACCTGCTGAAGAAGAAGCGGCAGAGATAGACCCAGTAAATAACCCTAGCCACTACAACACAGGCAACATAGAGTGTATCGATGCAATAGAGGAGTCCATGTCCAGTGTTGCATTCAAAGGATATCTCAAAGGCAACTGCATGAAGTATCTGTGGCGTTATGACTACAAGGGTAAGCAGGTACAGGACTTACAGAAAGCAGGTTGGTACTTAAACAAACTAACAGCAATGGTAACAGAGGAGAATAACTAGTGGATCAGTATCAGCAGTTTATACACAAGAGCAGGTACGCTCGTTGGTTGCCAGAGGAAGGTAGACGAGAGACTTGGGAAGAGACAGTCACACGCTATGTAGACTTCTTTAAAGAACGTGGACAGCTAAAAGGTAAAGACTATAACCTACTCAAAGAAGCTATCCTACACCTTGATGTGATGCCTTCTATGCGCTGTATGATGACAGCAGGGGCTGCACTGGCTAAAGACAACGTAGCAGGGTTTAACTGTAGCTACCTGCATATTGACTCACCACGTAGCTTTGACGAGTTGATGTATGTTCTGATGTGTGGTACAGGCGTAGGCTTCAGCGTTGAGCGTAACTTCATTAACAAACTACCCATCGTTGCTGAAGAGTTCCATCCTAGCGACAGCACCATTGTCGTAGCTGACAGCAAGATAGGTTGGGCTTCTGCGTTCCGTGAGCTAATTAGTCTGCTGTACGCAGGTAAGATACCTAAGTGGGACATGAGCAAGATACGAGAGTCTGGTGCTAGGCTAAAGACATTCGGTGGACGCGCTAGTGGGCCAGAGCCTCTTGATGATCTGTTTCACTTCTGTGTAGGCATATTCCAGAAGTCAGCAGGACGTAAGCTAACCTCCCTTGAGTGCCACGATGTGTGCTGTAAGATTGCTGACATCGTAGTAGTCGGTGGTGTGCGTAGGTCAGCCCTGATTAGCCTGTCTAACTTGTCAGATCCACGCATGGCTAAGGCTAAAAATGGCAACTGGTGGGACACAGAAGGACAGCGTAGGCTTGCTAACAACAGCGTAGCGTACACTGAGAAGCCAGACTTTGAGAGTTTCTTGGCAGAGATGCAGAACATGTACGAGAGCAAGGCAGGAGAGCGTGGTATCTTCAGTCGAGTAGCTGCACAGAAGATTGCTGCACGTAACGGTAGGCGTGACCCTGAGCAGGACTTTGGTACTAACCCATGCTCTGAAATCATCCTACGCAGTAATCAGTTCTGTAACCTGTCAGAGATTGTAGTACGTCCTGAAGATGACCTAGACACGCTGAAGAAGAAGGCAGAGGTAGCGGCTATCATTGGTACACTACAGGCTACGTTGACAGACTTCCGCTACTTACGGAATGTATGGAAGAGAAATACGGAAGAGGAGGCATTGCTAGGCGTAAGTATGACAGGTATTATGGATCACTACCTGTTGAGCAAAGGAGACTCACCTGACTTGGAGAAGTGGCTTGAACAGATACGTGACGTTGCTGTTAAAACTAACGAGAAGTGGGCGGCTAAACTTGGCATTAATCAGTCTGCGGCTATTACATGTGTTAAGCCAAGCGGTACTGTATCTCAGCTTGTCGACTCTGCTAGTGGCATCCATCCTCGCTTCTCTGAGTATTACATTCGCAGAGTACGTAGTGACAAGAAAGACCCGCTTGCACAGTTTATGCAAACAGCAGGATTCCCAGTAGAGCAAGACCTGATGAGCCAAGCGTCACTGGTGTTCAGCTTTCCTGTCGAGTCTCCACAAGGTTGCACCACAGTTAAGCAGGTAGGTGCTATGGAGCAGTTAAAGCTGTGGAAAGCCTACCAGAACCATTGGTGTGAACATAAACCAAGCATTACTGTTTATTATACAGACGATGAGTTCTTGGAAGTTGCACAGTGGATATGGGATAACTTTGATCTGTGTAGTGGTATTAGTCTGTTGCCGTATAGCGATCATGTATATCAACAAGCTCCGTATGAGGACATAGACGCTGAGAAGTATGAGGAGTTACTAGCGGCTATGCCAGTGAGTGTAGACTGGTCTGCTCTGGAACAGTTTGAGCAGGATGACAACACAACAGGTAGTCAGGAGTT